GTTGTAAGCGCTTTTTGCCGATCCTGCGATCAGTTTATAGTTTGATACTGATGGGGCAACGAGCTGTGACGCCAAATAAATATAGACCCACTGCTTGCCGACCAGCGCAAGTCCGGTATTGCCGCTGGACGGCCTATTGAGTAGACAACATACTGCATTTGGCACAATCCCATTAGAGACATTTGTTTTCCACCCCGAGCCATATGGCTCTTCCGAAGTATTGATCGGCACGTTGCTGTCATCTACCGCCCTGACACGCCCGTAATGGATCCAGCCAATCTTGCGGGAATTATCTGCGGTATATCCGTCAGGATAGGTGCTGTTGAGAGAAAAAATTATTTTAGCAATGCCGGTTGGTTGCTGACAGGCATAGCAAAAATAGTTTTGCCCGACAGAAAATGAGCTGAATGTCTCGTCATTGTTTCCACTTGTGAGTGGATTGAAATTGGTCGCGGCCTCAATGACGTAGCCTTTCCCATTCCCACCGATATTAACGAATCCTTCCGGGATATCAATAGTGTCTCCCGTACCTTTTGTGTAAATACCGGAGGCCGAATAAAATCCAGCTGCATGCGCCGCTACTGCTGTTAAGTCGCCACTTGCCATTATAATGCCTCCAACTCTGCTATTTTCTGGTTAACTGTTGATGTTGAATACGCCAGTTGGTATATCTCTGCATTGTAATTGTCTACATACTCAAAACAGGTATATTTTGATTCTCCAGTCAGGGGATTTACATCAACCATAACTTTTTCGTTGTCACCAGCAACGTATCCAGAGTCCACAACGGCCTTAAAAATCCAATGCTTTGCTCCATTAAGAAGAGTTTTCCATTGATTGATCATTAATGTCTTGGAAAATTTCCCTGCCAGTGTCAGTGTATGGCAGTTTTCATAATCTGTACGAGTATTTAATATTTTTGGAAATCCCTTCATTTTACGCCTCCTTGATAAACAGCGTTCCATCTGATATAACCAGCTCGTTACCAGCAAGCGCGCCTAAACCTAAGATACCTATGGTCTCACTTAATGACTTCTTCCTCCAAGCAAAAGGAGAAGATCCAGATATAATAAAACTTGACTCAGCAGTAGCTGGCAAAATGTCGTCAAGTGATGGTATTACTTCTGACTCCCTTAAAGAGTATAAGTAGTCAAAGTTCTTTAATGCTACTTTATAAACATATATAACAGCAATAGGGTAACTACTTGGAGTATCGGAGATAGTATAATTGCCACTTGCGTCCATCGTGGCAGTAATAATTGTTTCGCCTGCTGTTTTTGGAGACTCGAAGGTTGGTACTCCATCAGTGATGGTACTAGCGAGCGCGTCAACTCCTGCTGACCACTGGTCAAGGACGATACTTCCTCCTGTTGGGAGTGTAACTGACCCACTTGTTCCTGAAGCAATCGATTCAAACCAGAGTGCTTTAACATACTTATCCTCCACAGTGGATATTCTATTTTCTATTGCAGTAATACCTGCTTCATCACCAGTATCAAACATTATCCATTTACCTCCCGACTAAACGCAACCAACAAGGAAACTGCAGTTGCAGCAACATCAGTCTCAGTTATAGCAAACCGTATAAACTTAGCAAGCACAGGATCAAATGCAATATAAGTTCCTGTTGTTACTGTCATCGTAGTGCAGATATTCCCAAGTGCAGTTGCACTGTGATCAACTGGCGTGTAAAAATGAACATTATCGAAGGAACATTGCTGAGTAATAGTAATACTTCCTGCGGTTGATACAACTAAAACTGCTGCATCTCCAACACATTGTTCAAATAAAAATCCTTCAGTATAAATTGTACCCGCTTTTCCTAATGCCTCTGCTGTTAATAGCGTCTTCATTTTTAACATACTGCATACCTCCTAAGTTGGGTCAATTTTTGACATCACTGTCATACTCATAAAGTTTAATAGACATTACACGAATTCCATCTTTAATATAATTTTTATTGCCTCCCCTTAACAGTACTAACTTAATTGCAGCGTCAAAATGCTTAAGTTTAAATAGCGATTTAGTTCTTGGTTCGTGTCTATCAAACTCAATTGCTACAACCTCATTTTTCTTTTTAGCAATTAAATCAATTCTACCTGGGGTTTTATCTCCTCTATCCGGTACAAAGACTTCAAGTTCGCAAGTATAGCCAAAAGAAGTTAAATGTCTATACAATTGATTTTGTGCTGTAGATGCATTGTCGTCTACTTTTAGCAGGCTTAAAATTTTAGTTAGTGTCATAATAAATCTGTGGGCTCCGCCCAGACCCGTAGGTCAGTAAAATAAACTAAACATACTGCCACGCATCAGTTCCTTGTATCCTACCTTTGCCAGATACAGGTGTATTATAGTAACGTCTAGTTACTTTCTTCTCTGTTCTCTTCTTAAAAAGTTTCATCGAGACGCCATAGAAGTATTCAGTGATGCCAAGAGCATCAGCTATATTAGGAGATGTAACACCGCGCTTTTTCATCTCCTTCTTTCCCTCTACCTTTATAGCTCCATTTCTATTAAACTCATAGTAAGGACTACTTAGTTCATTGGCTAACTCTTGCCCTAGTGATAAAGTCTCTCCAGGAAGTTTAGTGTCAGGAAAACTATAATATCCATACATGCAATTCTCCCTAATTCTCCACCATAGTTCATCTCGCAACAAAGCAAACTTATTAGGATTACTTGAAGCCCAATGTACATTAATATCAAACAACCCGGGCATTCGACGTTTTCTAAGCGAATCTGCAACACCTGCGCCCACGCCAATAACATCTACTCCGCAACCCTCAGCATCCATTTCATCATAAGTAAGTGCAACATGATCCGCCAAAGTTGCTGTGTTCATGCCTTGAAATGTTTTCCAGGGTTTAATTATAAGTCCCTTTCGTGGCAAAATAATACTTTTGTCTTCCCCATACCGAGCTACATCAACGCCAAGATAGGTGGGTTCATCTTCGTCAATGTCAAACACTTTCCCGATGCACTGTTCTGCCCAGTGTAATGGAATAAGTGTTCTTTCATCTTCAAGAGGTGCCTCTCCCATAACTCTAATTCTGAATACATTTGAGTCAATTCCATACTTCTGCGCCATATATATTGGATAATCTGGTTTCACGTTTTCAGAATCTCGTGAATCCCAATGAAGTTTAAACCACTGTTTCGCAATCTCTTGATGAAAGTGTGTGTCATGAAAGTAACCCTTGTTCTTAGTCATATTTCCTATTAAGACAACTCTGTTGTCTTCCTGGGTCATAGCGCCCTCAATAGGAATAAATACCGGATCGGCAACACCAGAAGCTTCATCAACAAGAATCATTAAATGGTCGCCATGAAAGCCAGCAAGAGTTTCTGCCTGATCTGCTGGGTCTGCCTTAACAGATGGAGATACAGCTCTTGCCCACCATTCCTTAGGTGCCTGCTTGTGAAATATTTTATCACTCTGAATAACAAACTCATCTTGTATTGCTGAGTCTCTTGCCCATTTACTAATCTCACTCCAGAGAATATCATTTAACTGCCGAGCAGTCGGAGCGGTACAGACTACCTTAGCGAACACACGTGTACAAAGAAACCATAAGATTGCCCAACTTCCACTAGCGTCTTTGCCAGTACCATGTCCGGATCTTATAGTAATGCGCTTTTGGTAAGGTAAAGCCTCAAGAAATTTTCTCTGTTGGTGAGAAATCTTAATATGAGGCTTATTAATAAGCAGTACTTCCTCAACGAAAAGAACAGCATTCCAACGCCATTGCTTTATTTTATTAAGTATTGTTTCGTTGAGTGACATAAGTCACTTCTTCCTGATTTTGAAGTTGGGATCATGTTCAATTGCTTCCAGTAATCGCATCTGCTTAACAGCATTCTCCTTACTCATTTTATGCTTACTAAAACCTTTTTGGATGGTTAGGAGAAGTTACTTGATAACCACCTCTTTGTCTTGCGAGTTTATATGGCATTGTCTAATTCCTTGTTTGTGCACAGGCGCAAAGCGCCAAGACAACAAAAGCTACTCAGTTCTTCTAGGTAATGCAACTTTAATCTTCTGTCCGCCTCTCATAAAGTATCCTATATCTGGCCTACCACTATCAGATATTAGAACATCAGTACCGTGTTTCCGCATAAGTTTCTTAACTTCATCACTTGCGATGTAATCCTTATTAGGATCATATGGAGTTTCCTTGGCAGTCATTCCAAGTTTCTGTTGCAAATGCTCCAGTAGTTCATTTATCATATGTCAATAATATCTCCGAATAATGAGAGTTGTTCAACTTCATCTTGATCTCCGGCAGTGGCGTTATTTTTTGACACGCCTGCTTTAACTATATCTTCTTTTTCCAAGTGCATCAAATATCCCATCAGCCCGTGTATCTCAGTAGGCCTTCCTTGGATGAGATTCTCTGCCTTAGTAACTACACTGTAAGCCTGCGCCAACTGCCCAAGTGGAGCTTCCTCCAGTTTACTGTCATCCATATGTGCAATAATGCGCTGCTTAACTCCTATAAGATCAAGATAGTGGACTTTATCGTAGGCTATTAAAGCAGATTCTGCGTCTCTTATTCCTTCAATACGCCTGTTTAGAGTAGCTACACTGATACCTAGTTCGCAACTAACCTCGCTTTTACTCATGCCTGAGGCTAAAAGGTCTAACAATAGTTCAGTATCAATGTCTTTTGTTGGCCGTGCCATAAATTAAAACCTATAAATTTCATTGTTCACAGTCTATATTATTTATTTGCATCTGTCAACAAATAATTTCTAGTATTACAAATAATTTCTAGTATTATTGATACTATACTATGCTTACTTTAGCTAAGTAAGATTTTTAAATTCACTTTCTGTAGAAAATCGGCTAGGTACTTAAGCAATTTTCTATGTCTGCCTCGCGACAGTGGTGTCAAATTTTGACATAACTTATTTGCTGCGGCAGATGTTATTTTATAACTTAGTGTGAAGTGTGAGGGTACGGTCTTCATTCCATGCAAGAGTGCCTATGGTGCTCGGTGGGGAGGGTCTCACCAGAGGACAATTTATTTGTGTAGGCAGTGATAAATAATGATTGACAATTTTAATAAATGTGGTATGATGCAGTCAACATAACAAACAAATTCCTTGCACCCAGGGATAAGGGTAGGAGACTGGTAACATGGCTAAAGTAAGATTCGATTACTCATTAGTAGGACTGGAGAAGAAGGAAGGCATTGTGACATTTGATAATGTCAAAGTAGTAGAGAAATTAACTCCGCATGCGTTATCAATTGCGGCCAATTATGGCCTGTTTGTAGCAGCCACAAGAAGCCTGGCAGGACACGAGAAGGATTCTGTGGCAGAGAAGAAGGAACTCATCAAAGGCGTGATTGACTGGTATCTTGATGATTGCCCTCAACGCACCAAAAGCGCTACAGGCATTGCCTCAACGCAGTCTAAAGTGGATGCTATCATGGCGGACATTTCTGGCCTTACAGCTATCATGGACATGTCGAAGGACAAGGCCGCAAAAGCTGCCATACAGAAAATGATAGACGGCAAAATGATTGAAGTGGAAGCATTGAAAAAGAAGCTGGCAGAAGCACAGGAAAAGAAGGCGTTGTCTGGAGTAGTAGCAAAATAACCTATAAATGATGCTTTTTAGGCATCCATAAAGAAGGCATCTATTACTACGTGTGATAGGTGCCTTTTTACTGTGCCATCCTACCTAAAAAATAATTTCCATTACTGGCACGTGAATTGCATATGATAGAAAATAATTTCCAATATGGCACACTAATTGCATCATTGCCATACTATCGAACCATACATTATACACGCCGTGCTACCGCACATTAATGCCCGTGAAACGCCGTGAAACATGGGCATACGCCATTTTATTTCCATGCCGGTACGAATGCCGCCCCTATTCCACCACGGCCATTTAAACACGTTACAAACAATGTGCTAACAGAATTAACAATAAACACCAATAAATGCAAATAACAATAAAATGCAACAACGAAATTTGCTAACAAAAAATGACGTAACTATTTGAATTTATTAAACTTTATGTAATTTCAATTAAACAAAATAAACATTGAAACAATATTCCATAAATTTATATATATATATATTTCTCTTTAACTACTTAATTGTTTATTGCTTATTGTTATTGCTGTTCTTTATTTTCTTATATAATATATATCTTATATATATATATATACTTATATTATAATAATACTATTATATAATAAAGATTAAGAATAACAAGTAACAATTAACTAAGACATGTCAAAAAATGACATGGCTCTATGATATAGAAAACATAATTAACAATAAACATAATTAACAATGTAACAGAAAAACAGAAAGGACTGTATAGAAAATATTTTATTGTTTCATTGTTTATTTTTGTTTATTTTGTTAATTCCATTTACTGTATTTATTTTGTTGACAGCTGGAATGAAGTGTGGTATACTCTGCAACAATGAAACAGAACAATAATAATAAATAAAATGGAGGTCACGAAATGGAAATTACAATTAAGGATGTTGTTATTGATGGGCTATTTTGTACGGATTGTCCAGTGGTAACAAAATGTAACTTGCAATGCAATACAGTTGAAGAACGTAAAACTAGAGAGAAAAAAGTAGATGCGGGTGCAGATAAGATGGAGGCATCCGAGAAGCTAAGCAGATTCGTGAGGCTTTGAGAAGCAAGCAATGTCAAAAATTGACATGTCTGAATAATAAATCCTGACTTTTGCCTCGGTGAAAGCAGGTGTTTAATAAGGAGGCAGCAAAATGAAAGATAAGTATTTAACTGATGAGCGAGAGCGCAATCCTAGTTTACATATGCTCTATACAGTATGGGCGTGTAAGAATCTGCATGAAATTAATCGAACTATAAAAACATTTGA